CAGCAACTGGTTCAAATTATTCTCAAAAATTAGTAGATGGTTCTTCGGTTCCAACAATTTTTAGAATGGCACAATCATACGGAACATTATCAGGAGTAGGTGGAAATGTAGATATTAAAAAAGCTTACATAGACATAACTCCAGGTGTACAAAAATATGATTTAACAACATTATCATATGATGCAGCTACATCACAATCGTTAAGTTCATCCGTACAAAGAGACGTTGTTAAAGTATTCTATGAAGCAACCCCCGCAATAGCTCGTTTCTTTGACCCATATTCTGTTGGTGCACAAGGTACTTTGAATTTAATGTCAGAATTGGGATTTGGTAATTTCTCACCTGCGGCACAATTCTTAATGATGCCTTTATATGAGGATGTATTAAGAATGCAACAAATTGAATTTAACGACCATATTCGTAAATCAGCATTTAGTTTTAATATTGTAAATAATAAATTAGAAATATTCCCTGCACCAACTGACGGAACTCGTGCAAGAATATACTATGAATATTTTGAAAGAGATACTTTTGAAAATAATTCATCAATAATACAAGATGGTGTTGTTGCCGATTATTCAAATATTAGATATGATTTTATTCCATATATAAAAATAAATGAAGTTGGTAAACAATGGATTAGAAAATATACTCTTGCATTATCAAAAGAATTATTAGGTGCAATTAGAGAAAAATATAGCTCAATACCTATACCGGATGGTGAAGTAAGTTTAGATGGCGCAGCATTACGAGCAGAAGCACAAGTTGAAAAAGATGAATTGGTAAAACAATTAAGAGAAAATTTAGAAGAGTTGGGTAGAAAAAATCAATTTGAAATAAGAAAAAATGAAGCAGACTACCATCAAGATATGTTAAGAAAAATTCCATTAAAATTATATGTAGGATAATATGCCAAAATTTTTATCTAATAGAGATGTTAGTTTCTTCAAAAGTATTGCAAGAGAACTAGTGGATGATGTCATACAGGTTGCAGTTGTTTTGTATAAAATAAACACATATGAAACAAAAGTAAACATATATGGGGAAGCTCTAAATAAAACATGGCATCAGGGTGTTGAATTATATGCATTGGCAGATAAAGAGCCTGAAAATATTCAGTATGAAGGATTTGGTCCTGACAATTCACAAATGATAACATTTAAATTTGATAAAGATACTTGCCAAGAAAAAAATATTTACCCAGAAATAGGTGATGTTATTTACTTTGATAGTTCTTATTATGAAATTGATAATACAAATGAAATACAATTTATTGGAGGACAGCCTGATAATAATTATAGTATTGTTGCAACAACATTTATGGTATCTAAATCTACATTAAACATAGAAGAAAGAGTAAATTAATATTATGGCAGAAAATCCATTAAAAAAAGACTTAAATAGAGCAAATCAAATAAAATCAGAAAAAGGAAACATTAAAAAAAGTGTTACTCTTTTTGATATTGATTATGCTATGATGTCTTATTTAGAAGATGTTGCATTACCTACATTAGAAGATGGTAATGGCCAGACTTTAAAAATACCTGTTATATATGGTAATTCGGAAAGATGGAAAGGTGCAAGAAGAGATGGTGTTTATAGAGATATAAAAGGTAAAATACAATTACCAATTATGATGCTTCGCAGAACATCAATTGCAAAAAATGATTCAATGCCCATGTTTAATAGACATGTTTCATATAGAGCATATTCAAAATATAATAAAAATAATAGATACGATAAATTTTCAATATTGGGAAATCAAAAACCATCGTATGAAGTTTATAACGTAACAATGCCGGATTATATAGAAGTTACTTATGAATGTATGGCTTGGACAAATTATATAGAACATTTAAATACTGTAATCGAATCCTTATCATTCGCATCGGATGAATATTGGGGAGATAAAACTAAATTTAAATTTTTAACAACAATATCCGATTACAATGTTGTAAATGAAGTTGGTGAAAATACAGAAAGAATTAACAGAGTTGAATTTAGTTTAACCGTTAAAGCTTATTTACTTCCAGAAAAATTTGATGGTGAAGATACTACAAAAAAATCATTTTCAACCAAAAGAGTTATTGTTTCGACTGAAACGGATATAACGGGAAATGGAAGATTAGAAGGAATTTTAACAACACCATCACCATATTATGATAATAAAGATTTGATTGACTTTTTATCTTTAAATAATAATAAATCAAAAACAATAATTAATGGTGATATTGACACAAATTATGTTGGTAAAGTAGGAAAACAAACAATTACATTTTCAGGAATTAAATTAATAAAAGCTCCCCCACAATTATCATCCGTTATTAGTGGTGGTATAACTATTGGAGCTGAAATATACGATGTTAAAGTTTATATAAATGGTGTTAGATATTATCAAACATCACATTTTACAGTTTCATTAGGACTTTATATACATTTTGACCCAACATTATTAGGATTTAGTATTTCTAATGGAGATGAAATAGTGATAACTGGTAAATTTATTGAAATCATATAATGAAACGAAGTTTATTAGATATAACACAAAAAATTAGTAGAAAAGTAGGCCGAGCAATATTGGTTCCAAAAGATTTAACAAATTCTACTTATTGGATTTTTGAAGCAACGGGTTGGAGGTTTGTGGGTATATTGAGAGAAATTGAATATAGAACCACACAGGATAGATTAAAGGTTTATATGAATACTCAAACAATTGTTTCAGATGATTATATAATTGAAGAAGGTGCAAATGGATTGTTGATAAAATTTATAAAAACAAGATTTGAATTTTATACAAATAACCAAACCGAAATGGACACATCAGATTATATTGAAATAAAAGGAGATATAGAACAATATGCTTAAACAATTTAATTCAAATGTAAGAAAACTCAATAGAGTAATACAACAAATTAACTTAAATAATTTGTCAGGCTCCGGCTATTTGGATAACTTATTAGAAGATTACAAAACACAAACATCTTTATCATCTTCATTTGATGGTAGAGATATAAATGGTAATCCATTATCATCTTCACAGGCAATGTTAGAATTAAGTGCATCAACAGCATACAATTATAATACATCATTTGATACTTCAATTCCAACAAAATTTAATTCAAATACAAAATCTAATCCAAATCCAATTAAAGTTGTAAATAATAAAACAACTATATCGGATTTCTACCAAGAAATATTAGAAAATAGTGCACGATATGTTAAGAGAAGTGTTGATTCGTTTAATAATGATGGATTTGGTACTTTAACAATATTAAATGCTCAATTAGATTATGGAACGGAAGGTGCATCTGCAGACAATTTTGAATTATTGGTATATGGATTAAATATACCTGGAGATTATAGTGTGAAAGAGGTTGGTAGTGATGTAGTCATTACATTAAATGGTGAATATATTGATTTTGATAATGTAACATTAAATGATATTTATGTTATGGGCAAGTTAAAATAAATAAAGATATTTATAGGATATGGCAAACTTAATTAGATTAAAACAAATAGAAAGTAGTTCCTTTTTGGTAGCTGCAGGAGGTGTAGGTCAAGACTTTTCACAATCGGTAATCAATATTATTACAAGTGAAGTAGAGGGTGTATTACCAACCGGAGTAATTTCTGGTTCTACACAATTAGATGGAACTACAATTAAAAATCTTAAAATTAGTACCACAAATGCAGATAAATATTCATTAGTAATTAGTGGAGCTATGGCAGTAGTAAACGCGACCGGTTTAACTGGAAGTTTGGATGGTGATATGGATGTAACTGTTCCTGGACAAATATACTTAGTATCGGGAAGTGTTCCTCCAAATGACCCATATGTGAGTGGAAGTGAACAATCAAATATAATTGACCAGGGAGAGTGGTAAACAATAAAAGTTTTATATTTATACATTGAATAACTATATTAAAGGAGAATAACCAAAATACATGGCACAAATTATTAAACATAGAAGGGGTAGTTTAGAATCCCTATCAGTAATTACTTCATCACTTCAAAAAGGTGAAATAATTATATCATCAGGTTCTTCAAACATAACTTCATCAAATGGTTCTTCTATTGTATTTGCCGTTGTTGAAAGTGGGTCAGTACAAGCTGTAAATAGAGTTATAAGAGGTACAGGTATTCCAAACATATTTAGTGGTTCTACTTACAACGGAATGGTTGATGGTGTTCCTTACTATGCAAGTGGTAGTTCAACACTTTATTTATTAGGTTCGGATAGAAACGAAGCTATTAATTTAGTTGGTAATATTCAACCATACTCTGCATCGGTTTCAGCCTCATTTACCTCATTAAGTGCATCAGTTGCAGCCGGAAATATTTTTCAATTAACCGGTTCAGCATATAATACAATAAATAACTTAGAAATTACAGGGGGTGTTGCAGTAAGTGGAACAATCAATGCAGACAATATGACTGTTGGTATTCCAACTTCAAATCAATGGCAAAGTAACTTGAGTGGTTCTTATTTTAATAACTTTACTTCTGAATCAAACGTATCCGAAATATTAAGATTCGTTGCAGGATTATTATCATCGTCAGCACCGGATGCATCCCCGAATACAAAAACATATAGTACATATACGGATGCAGCAACAAATACAACAACTGGAACTGCTTTAACAGGTAGAATTCCACAAACATCTACGAATACAACAATTACTTATTTAGCAAGTAAAGGATTTGCAACTGCAGGTTCTACTATTTTTACTGGTATTACTCCAATTTATACATTAGATACTTATCAAGTTAGTTATACATCAACCGCAGCGGGAACTACAATCGTAAGTTCATCTGCAGATGCACAATTATTTGGATTGGGTTTATTAAGTAATGGTACACCGACAACATTTAATGTAAGTGGTTCATTTACTCATAGGTTCAAAGATAATAGTACAAAAACCGATACCGTAACTTCATCATCTCTGGTAGTTCTAACTCAAACAGGAGCAGGTACTACGGCAGGTGTAAGTTTAGCAAAAATAAATACGGCAAATGTTGCAGTAATCCCTCCAGCATATCAAGATGGTAAGTTTGCATCAATATTACCTCAAAAAATATATGTAACAGGTTCTACATCTACTGTAAACATAAGTGGATATTATGATATAACCGCATCAATTAAGATAGCAAGTGGTTCATCTGTATATACAACACCAGTAGTAGTTACGGAAGGTATATTTTACGCACCACTAACTCAAATAGCAACTAACGTTCCTGTTCAAACATCAGCAACGGGTAGTACAACATTGGCATATGTATCCGCAGTTTCTCGTTCTCTATCAGGAGCACCTTATTTAAGTGGTTCAACATATTCAATATCATCTTCAATAACAAACCTATTTAACCCACTATTTTATGCCGGAACAATTGCTTCAATCGGATTGAGTGGTACTGGTTTAACTGCAACATCAGGTGTAAGTTCAGTTAACACATCAGGAGGAACAATAGGAACTGCAAATGCTGTTTTTGATACTACAAACACAACAGTTAGAACTACTTCTACAATTCCATTTGAAACGGATGTAGTTAGATTAAATGGGTTATATACATTTGGTGGTTCAAATATTACAAACATAGGTCAAACTTCATTTACTCCAACAACTTGGACTGCAACAGTCAACGGACAAAACTATAATAATGGTACTGCGGTTACAAAAGTAAATACATTTAATTATCATACGGCAGGAGATTTTGGCCAACCCGTAGGTAGTGGTTCATTGGCATACTTTACAAGAACACAAGGAGCCGATGCATCAACTGCATTAATCGAATCATTCCTTGGAGAAAATTATAGAATCCAATTAGCAGATAACGTATTAGCATTTAATGGTACTGCAGCATCAACTGTATTTGGATTATACACATATACAAGTGGAAATGATTTACAAGTTAAGCCAGGATATTTAGTAAAACCGGGTGGTACTTACGGATATTGGTTAGGTGACCCTGATACCTCTAAAACTTACAAATATTATATCAGAAAATTCACAACTTCAGGAACAAAATCATCTATGACCCTAAATATGGGTAAAACATTGGTGAATTGGGGTACAACAACAAATGACCAAGTAGGTGCATTAATCTTATTTGAATCATCGAAAAATACATTATATACTCCAGCAAGATTATATGACCCATCTAACTTATTAGATAACTTTACCGCAACCAAAACTGCAAACACAGATGGTCAAAACCCATTTGGTGCAAACTTTGACTTATATGGTAATACAGGTGGTTCATTATCATCTACAACTTATACAATTCCATTGAGAAGTGCAGATGGAATGTCATTGAACGCAACTTATACTAACATATATGTAATAGTAAGATACAAAGGAGACCCATCACCAGTTACTTCAATAACAACAACATTTAGTTAAAATATAGAATAAGAAATGGCAGCAATAGATAATACCAAAAAATCCGCACGATTACTCGCTAGTAGAAGATATACTCACGACACTTATACCGATGCACAAGAAGCATTTACTTCTACATTAGATATCAATGCCAATGAAATTTATATAGATGCCAATTTAATTCCATCTTCATCATTACCTTTTAGTGGTAGTGGACAAAGTGGAAATACATATTCAGTAGATGGTCTACCGGTAGTAAAATATTGGTATAGACAACCACTAACTAAATCGGATACAAATAATGAGGTTTGGTTTTTCTTAAATCCATCAGGTTCAAATGATGGTATAGGTGCACAATTGATAGATGCAAATCAACAAATAAACTTTGTATCACCAAAATATTCAGTATCTGCATTAACAAATGCTAATACGGAAGATGCTACACCTGGATATGGTGTTAAAGTAATTGTAGCAGGAACACAAGTTTCCACAAATAACTACGTCTTTGATTATAAAACGGGAATAGTACAATTTGCATCAACAGCATTAGCACCATCAAACGGACAAGTTGTAACCATTACTGCATATCAATATGTAGGTAGAACATTATCATCTCAAATAGGAAGTGGAACTGGTGTAATTTCGTCTAGATTAAGTAGATTAGAAGAAAGTACATCAAGCTTAAATACATTTAGTGCAAGTGTTAACGGACACATTGCTGACCTTAATATCAAAACCGGTTCATTAGAACAAAAAAATATAATCATAGCTGCATATACTGCATCAATGAATACATTTAGTGCATCTGTGAATGGACACATTGCTGACCTTAATATTAAAACTGGTTCATTAGAACAAAAAAATATAATCATAGCTGCATACACTGCATCAATGAATACATTTACATCTTCACAAGAAGCAAAAGATGTAATTATTTCGGCATATACTGCTTCGATAAATACATTTACTGCATCTGTGAATGGACACATTGCTGACCTTAATACTTATACTGCATCATTAAGAACTGCATTTACTGCAAGTGGTGTTAACGTAACTTTTAATGGTGACCAAACTATTAAAGGTAACTTATATGTTCAAGGTACACAAACTCAAGTTGATTCTACAACAATCAATTTGGCAGATAATATTTTACAATTAA